AAGATAGAGTGTGACCAATTCCATGCTCTCAACTATCTGTTGCAATCAACTTCGAGTGATAACTGCATGGATCGCGTAAATAAGATAAACAAGTTCCTCATCGGTACCAAATCACATGTTGCATTCACTGTTCACGACTGCGTTATTGTTGATTTGTCCTTTGAGGACCGCCAAATCATCCCTCAGTTGAAAGAAATCTTTGAGGACACAAAACTCGGACACTTTATGTCCTCTGTTCACATCGGAAGAGATCTTGGTAATATGGAGAAGTTACAATGGTAATTATTGGACTGGGAAAAGCCGGCTGTGCTGTTGCAAAACTCTTCAAGCAACACAAGACATACCAAGTTGTTCTTTTAGATGAGGGCAAAGGTATTAAGAAATGTAATACGGTTGAAGAATATGACCAGGTAGAATACAACCCTCCCAAAACATGGCTGAAAAAGCACTCTGAGGCCCTTGTAATTACTTGCGGTAGTGGTAAGGTGTCCGGTGCTATTCTACGCGTTCTAGAGCCTCTCAAGGACCTTAGAACGACTGTTTGTTACATCACGCCTGAATTGGATTATCTTTCATCAGATGCTAAGAAAAGAAACCGAGTGCACTTTAATGTATTGCAGGAATTCACCCGTTCTGGTATGATTGATGAGGTGATTCTGTTTGATAATGAATTAACATTGGAAAACTTTGGTCACGGTTCGATTAAGGACTACTATGATAAAGCGAATCACTATTATTATTCCGCGATACACATGAACAACTTCTGTAAAAATGTTGAGCCAATCTTTGGAGAACACCATACACCGAGAGAGGTTTCGAGAATCACGACACTTGGTATGGGATTTCTTGGAGAAAATAAAGAAAAGTTATTCTTTCCGCTTGACAACATTACAGAGACGTGTTACATTATGAATGTGAGCAATGATGATCTAGAAACTAATGATGATCTAATCCCTGCCATCAAAGAGATGGCCTATGTCAACAAAGAGTTAGAAAGAGAAACATCGTTCGCTGTGTATGAAACTCCACATGATACTCATTTTTATGTGAAGCACTTCACTCACTTCTTACAAGAAAAGTAATAAAAAATCCTTGACAACAACAAGCAAACATGTTACATTATAAACGTAGTCAAAAAGATTACACAACACTCATTAACAAACAAAGGAGTCACAATGAGCATCACAAACCAATTTCGAGTAAACACCGTAACCTTCACTAAGGCTGACGGAAACCAACGCACCATGAACTACATTAGTTTTTCGGATCTTCCGCAACAATTTGTTAGTTCATTTGCAAAGCCACGAACAATGGCGCCTGGTATGGAAATAGTATGGGACATTGATAACAATGGTTTCCGAACCATTAACTTCAATCGACAAGTAGGTACTATCCGAACTAGTGACCGTCAAGTAACCATTACCCGAAGTTAACGTTCTCGAGTTTTGCTGGTTTCTCACACAAAAAACCTTCAATTTTTAACCAAGGAGACAACATGGGCAAAAAACAAAAAACATACAAAGGTCGTCCTGTAAAGGATTCCTACCAGACAGATGATCAAGGTTGGAGTGGTGATGATGCCTTCCACAAAGTATCAGACGGTAAAGGTGGATATAAATACGTCGATGACCATGAACTAGACTAAAAAAAAGACATTACTACTTGACAACACACAAAAAACATGTTATATTATAAATGGACGTAAGGTAAAAACCCTGCGTACCTTAGTGAATAAACACAAAAAAATAGTAAAATATAAGGAGACAAATTACTATGGCTATAAATCTCGAAGCAATGCGTGCCAAACTTAACGCTTCTAAAAACGGCACATCAACTAATAAAAAGAATGACTTTAAATGGAGACCATCTGAAGGAGACCAAACAATTCGTGTCCTTCCTACAGAAGATGGCGACCCCTTTAAGCAATTCCACTTCCACTATAATGTTGGAAGAAACCCCGGCATTTACTGCCCCAAGAAGAATGATGGAGATGATTGCGCAATCTGTGAGTTCGCATCTAAACTTTGGCGTGATGGCGTTGAAAATGATGATGGACAACTTAAGCAAGAAGCAAAGAAGCTGTTTGTTCGAAAGCGTTTTTATTCACCAATTCTTGTTCGTGGTAAAGAGACTGAGGGTGTAAAAATTTGGTCTTATGGAAAGACTGCCTATGAAACCCTTTTGGGTTATGTTCTTGACCCTGATTATGGAGACGTTACAGATCCTGAAACCGGAACTGACATTGTTCTCAACTATCATGTACCAGGAACACCAGGTTCTTTCCCGAAGACCACTCTTAAACCTCGTCGGCGCCCAAGCGTTCTCTGTGACGAAGCAGTCGCCGATTGTGCTGAACTGCTAAGTTCCATTCCAGAAATCGAAACACTTTTCGACAAAAAGAATGCAGATGATGTACAGGCTCTACTTGATGGCTACTTGTCCTCCGATTCGTCCTCCGAAAGTCGATCAAGAGAGACCTCTAAGTACTCACAGAAAACAACGGGCATCGACGAGGCCTTCAAGAACTTTATGAAAAATGACGATTGAGCCATAGTCCTCCTGTGTTGTGTGAGGGAGAGTCATCCGCCCTTGGTTGGAAAAAAGGGATGGCACATTTTTTAAACAAAGGAAAACAAAAATGAGATACGTAATTATTCTAACTTCCCTGTTGGCTTGTACTGCTGACAAAGAGGAAGAAACTGCCGAACCAGTAGAGGAAGTAGTTGAAGAAGTAGAGGAGGTCGAAGAGACTGAATCCGAAGAAACAGAAGAGTCAGAGGAATCTGAAGAAACTGAAGAGAGTACAGAAGAAGAATAAAATAACTGGGAGGTTAAATGGGGAGTGTGTTGAAAATGTCATCTAAGGCTGGAAAAATTGATCTATCAGCCATGAAAAAAAGGATCAATAAGTCTGTGGGTATGAATGTTGCCCATAACCTTAATGAAGATAATCCGACAGCAGTAACCGAGTGGATTCCTACTGGTTCTCGTTGGCTGGATTCAATCACATGTAGGGGAAAACTCGCTGGTATCCCGGTGGGTAAGATCATCGAAATTGCTGGTCTATCTTCTGCCGGTAAGTCTTACATGGCTTGCCAAATTGCCGCAAATGCTCAGAAAATGGGACACTTTGTTGTGTACTTTGATGCTGAGTCTGCAATTGACCCAACGTTTCTAGAGCAAGCAGGGATAAACGTAAATGATGACTTTATGTATGTTCAGGCTGTATCAGTAGAGAAAACTCTGGAAACAATCGAAATGACAATGACAGACTATCCTGATAACCAGTTCTTGTTTATTTGGGATTCTATTGCGGCAACTAGTTCCGAGAAAGAACTAGAGGGTAACTTTAATCCTCAAAGTTCAATGGCGGTAAAGCCTCGCATTTTTGCTCGTGCTTTTCCAAAACTTACCGTTCCCCTCGCAAACCAGCAGTGTACGCTGTTGTTAATTAACCAGCTAAAGACCAACATTACTTCAAATGTTGCTGAGGCTATGACAACCCCGTACATCGCTCCCGGCGGTAAGGCCATTGAATATTTCTCCTCGTTACGAATCTGGCTCACAAAACGAAAGGCGAAAGCCGCTTATGTTACTGATGAATCAGGTGTGAGAAAAGGCTCTGAAGTGAAGGTCAAGATTGAGAAATCTCGATTCGGATCTGAGGGTCGAACCTGTGGCTTCAAAATTCTTTGGGGTGACGAGGTTAGGATACAAGATGAAGAATCTTGGCTGGAGGCCATCAAGGCTTCTGGGACTGATCGATACCGAGTTGGCGGTGGTTGGTATTATCTGAAAGACTCGCAAGGTAATGAGACGAAGTTTAGATCAGCCGACTGGATCAAAAAACTTCAAGATCCCTCGTTCAAACAAACTGTCTTTGACATTATGGACGAGGAGATCATTAAGAAATTCGATGCTGAAGGTATTAACTTTGGTGTTGATGAATGATCATCTTCGGATGATTAAAGAAAAATATGTTTTGTTATTCATATTTACCTCCTTTTGGCCCCCTTGGCTTTATGCCTTGGGGGTTTTTTATGGTTTATGTTTGACAAATTGTGTTATCGTGTTACATTACCTACAGGAGGACAAAATGAAGAAGATAAAAGTTACCCACAAGAATGGTGAATTCGTAGGCTATCTTATTGAAGACAGACCAGAAAAAATTGTTTTCACAAATGAAAAAGGCAACATCGAGTTTCATTATCCTAAAGATAAGTGTACATATATAATCCTGGAGGAGAAATAATGAAGAAAACAGTAATGCTAACGGACGGTCTCAATCAGTTCATACGCAGTTACATCGTAAACCCCACGATGGACAAACATGGTAACCCAATTGGTGGATGTATTGGTTTTTTGAAATCACTACAGAAAACCTGTAATAAATTTAACCCAGATGAAGTTGTAGTTTGTTGGGATGGGCATGGTGGTTCCCAAAAACGCAAAGAATTAAACAAAAATTATAAACTTGGTAGAGCACCGATTAGATTTAACCGGAGATTAATAGACTTACCTCCAGAGAAACAAGAGGAGAATAAGGCCTACCAACTCATCAGACTCATGGAGTACCTAAATGAATTACCCATTATTCAATTGGTTATTGACTTTGTTGAAGCAGATGACATTATTGCTTTTGGAGCAAGGAACATTAAGTATGACGGATGGAATAAAATTATTGTTTCCTCAGATAAAGACTTCTTTCAACTCTGCTCAGAGGACACTTGCGTTTATAGGCCGATTCAAGATAAACTGGTTTGCCAACAAGATATTCTTGATGAGTTCCGTATTCATCCCAACAATTTTGCCCTTGCTAGAGCAATTGTGGGAGACAAATCAGATAACCTTGCAGGTGTACCTGGCGCTGGTATTAAAACAGTTGCCAAGCGTTTTCCTTTCTTGTCTCTCGAAGAAGAGTTTGACTCTGAAACAATTCTCAAAAACTGCCATATGGCTGCAAAAAGGCTCAAGCTACACGAGAACATTATCAGGCTGGATGCCCGTATAAAAAACAATTATCAGATCATGCAATTAAAGCACCCAAACATCTCTATTCAAGGCAAAATGCAGCTTGAATACGCTTTGCAAAACTTCGAACCTGGTTACAATAAAATGAACTTTGTCAAGATGCTATTCGAAGATGATTGTGGGCATTTAAACTTTGATAATTTAAATCGAATCATGAAAAAAATAAAATCAACTTGACTTTTCAATCAACCCTGTTATAATTAAAAGACACACACAAACACCGGAGAAATTATGTTAGATGAGAAAGAGACCTTTCTACGTTTTGGAAAATCTTTTCAAGAGAACCTTTGCCAACTTATGTTAGATGACCGACCATTCTGTGACCAAGTTTCAGAAGTGATCGATACATCTTTCTTTGAGTTGAAATACTTGCAAGTTTTCATTGAGGTTTTGTTAGCGTATAGAGAAAAATACCGTAGTCATCCCAACCATGAAATTATGATGACTGAACTAAAATCAGGTATGCAGAACCAAGATAAGGTTGTTGCGGACCAGGTTCGCCATTTCTATGCCAGGATTTATAATTCTGAAGGGGTTCAAGAGGCGGAGTATGTAAAAGATAAAGCAATCGACTTCTGTAGAAAGCAAACCCTCAAGGGTGCGATGATGAAGTCTGTAAAGTTGCTAAAATCTTCTTCTTTTGATGAAATTTCAAAAGTCATTGAGGATGCCATGAAACTTGGCACTGATAACAACTTTGGGCACGATTATCATGTCGATGCCCTAAAAAGATTTCAGAGAATTCACAGATCACCAGTCAGCACAGGATGGGAACGTATTGATGACATTGTAAAAGGTGGCTTGGGTAAGAATGAACTTGGTGTCGTTATTGCTCCAACAGGTGCTGGCAAGTCAATGGTCCTTGTTCATCTTGCAGCTGAGGCTCTCAAGAAGGGTAAAACAGTTGTTTACTACACCTTGGAACTTAAGGATACCGTAGTTGGCGGACGTTTCGATAGTGCCCTTACAAAGGTGCCTTTAAACGATTTACTTGATCAGCAAGATTTAATCATGGACATGATTAAAGATGTTGAAGGGACACTAATTATCAAAGAGTACCCAACAAAGTCTGCTTCTGTTCAAACAATTCGCGGACACGTTGATCGCTTGATTAAGAAAGGTATGAAGCCGGACATGATCCTTGTGGATTATGCTGACCTTCTAAGACCAACACGGTCTACTGGTGAAAAACGACACGAACTTGAGGAGACATATGAAAGCCTTCGTGCATTGGCTCAAATCTATGAAATGCCAGTTTGGACTGCTTCTCAAACCAATCGCGGTGGTCTTAATGCCGAGGTTATTACAATGGAAGCAATCAGTGAGGCTTTTAATAAATGTTTTGTTGCTGATTTTATTTTTTCGTTGTCTCGAACTGTTACGGACAAACAAGCAAACAAAGGTCGCATTTTTATTGCGAAAAATCGAAACGGTCCTGACGGTCTGGTGTTTCCTTGTTTTGTCGATTGGTCTGACGTTACAATCAGGGTACTTGATAAAGAAGAAAAAAGTGAAGGGATGCAGTCAACAGGCGATGCGCTATCCTATTTAAAAAACAAATATTCAGAATTACAAAGCAAATAAGGAGATGTAAATGGATTTGGAGAAGAAAATACTGTCGGACATTACTGTCCACATGAAGTACGCAAGGTACTTAGATAATGACAATCGTCGTGAGAATTGGGATGAACTGGTTACTCGCAACATGAACATGCATTTGGAGAAATTTCCTGAGATGAAAGGGGAAATAAAGAACGCTTATCAATTTGTCTTTGACAAGAAAGTTTTACCTTCCATGAGATCAATGCAATTTGGGGGAAAGCCAATTCAAGTTTCGCCAAACCGTGTATTTAATTGTGCTTTTTGTCCAATTGATGACCCTCGTGTGTTTGGTGAGATTATGTTTCTTCTCCTTGGAGGAACAGGTGTTGGTTTTTCAGTACAGAAGCACCACGTTGATAAGTTACCTGAAATCAGAAGGCCATCCACCAAGAGAACTAGACGTTATCTAGTTGGTGACTCAATAGAAGGATGGGCTGATGCTGTTAAGGCGCTTATCCTGTCTTATTTCAAAGGCACATCTCAGCTACGATTTGACTTTTCGGACATTAGGCCAAAAGGGGCTAGGCTTGTTACTAGCGGAGGAAAAGCACCAGGACCACAGCCTTTAAAAGAATGTTTATTGAAAATAAAGGGTCTTCTAGACCATAAAGAAAACGGAGAAACTCTTGCACCTATTGAAGTCCATGATATGGTTTGTCACATCGCAGATGCTGTCCTTGCTGGCGGTATTCGTAGAGCCGCTCTTATCTCTCTTTTCAGTGCTGACGATCAAGATATGCTGTCTGCCAAAGTTGGTGACTGGTGGGAAACTAACCCTCAGAGAGGTCGTGCAAATAACAGTGTGGTTATCATGCGCCATCGTATTGACCGTGATACATTCATGGACATCTGGGACAGGGTTAAAGCAAGCGGCTCAGGAGAGCCAGGGTTCTACTTCTCCAATGACAAAGACTGGGGAACCAATCCTTGCTGTGAAATCGGCTTGAGACCATACCAGTTCTGTAATTTAACAGAAGTAAACGTTAGTGACGTTAGCAACCAAGAGGAATACGAGGCTAGAGTTACCGCAGCTGCTTTCATTGGCACTTTACAGGCTAGTTACACCGATTTTCATTATTTACGACCAGTC